GCCCGCTGTTGCCGAATCCTTTCGCGCTCATCCAGGGGCACTAGCAAATCGCGAAGCCCTGAGTCGGTGGCGATGTCCCGCGTCGCCTTGTCGCCGTCAATGTTGTCGAACACCTCAGGACGGCCCACTTGTGCCATGGAGGCGGCCACCTGGAACATCTCCATGAACCGCGATCGCTTGGCGGCCTGAATCTCCTGAGACATGCGGTTGGTCTGGACCACACGCGGGAACAACAGCATGGGCTGACCAACGGCATTGGCGACAAACGCTTCACGAGGTGGTGGTGGCAGCTTCCCGGCCCGGTACAGAATCATGAACACACGTTCGAGAATCGGATTGATGAACCCGGTTGTCAGCGACGTGAATGCTGGACTGATACGGCCCAACTGCTCCGCCTGCAGCGCCTGCACGTGCGGAATGTTCAAATCCCCTTTCCGCGTGCTGAACAGGTCGAACAGCTTGGCGTGGAACGCCTGGCGCACGGCGTCTTCCTTGCGCTCGATCAGCGCCAGTCCGAAATTCAGGTTGCCCTGAGTCATCCACTCGACGGGGAACATGTCACGGGTTAAGCCGCCCATGGTGATTCCGCCAGCACGAAGGTCTGGCGTCCCCTCGTAGCCCTGAGGCAGGATCATACGCGGGTTCACCTGCGTTTCCGCCAGGGTGGACATCAGGAGCTCGAGGTAATTGACGCCCCGAATTTCTGCCAGGGCCTTCATCGCCGGGCTTGCACCGTAGGCGCTCGCTTCACTCCACCGCAGATGCCGAGTGACGATGGCCGGGAGCTCTTCGAAGCCGCTGTTGCTGACAACCAACTTGCTGTCCTTGTGCAGGATGATGGAGGCAATCGGCATCGACAACGGCCCGCCATCCGTGGAGCGCTGCCCCTCAGGCCGTGGAACAATCGCGTGCAAGTAGCGATCCCTTTCCATCGGCTTTGCCGCCAACTTGTTCATGACCTGAGGCGGCAGCTTGGCAAAACGCTCGCTCGCCTGCTTGGCGGTCAACTCGAACTCGCGGAAGGTGACATCGACGTAGCCTTCTTCATCCTCACCGATAACGAACGTCCCAGCATCCCAGCAACGGAACATCAGCGGGTTGCGCTTCCCTTCCTGAGCCCACAGGCTAGCCGTGCCGAACGTCCCGCGATCCAGTAGCGCCTCGTGGGCGGCGGGATAGAAGTTGCTGGACGCGAGAGCCGTCAACGCCACCTCAGTGCACGCCGACAACCATTCTTCCAGCGCCTCGTTCCCGTCCTGCTCAGGTGCGGGCTTCCACGAGAACCAACGGCCCTCGTACGGCATCACCCAGGACATGAGGCCGGAAGCCAGCCCCTCGTTTGCCTCGACCGCGATGGTGTTAAGCAAGCGGGTATCGGGCGAAATGTTGGCGTCCTGCGTTGTGGAGCCGGAGATTGCCGTGAGCAGTGACGACACTTTCCGAGTCAGGCACATACGGCCACATTCCGTCCACAGCCGCTGCATCCCGCTCGCGTCGGTGCGCAACTGCTCGTTCAGCTTGAAAAGGGCGTCGGGTGTGATGTCCATAGGATCAGACTGCGGTTGCGGTTCCGCCGACGCCAACGGTGCGCGGTGCTCTCACGGTGGCCGGTGCCGTCATGGCGTAGCCGCCCCCATACACAGGCGCAGACGCCGCGTTGCTGCCGGAGCTACGGCCTATGTTCGACATCATGCGGTCAAAGTCCTTGGCTTCTTTCTTGGCGGCTTCACGGCTCGCCTTCATCGCCGCTTGGTTGTTGGGCGGTCCCAGGACATCGTTCAACCACTTGTGAGCGGCGGTGTGCGGGTTTGGGAACGGCTTTATCTTGTCCTCCGCCTCCATGACTCGTTGCCCAAAGTCCCCCTTGTGGAGCCTTCCTTGGTGGACATCGCGGATGTGTGCACGGTGAATCATGCCGCTGTGTAGCCTCCCCCGAGAACAGTGGAACCGCCTAGCTTGTTGGCATTGCTCCCGGCCATGCGGGCCGAGTTGAATGAGAAGCGACGGGCCGAGTTGCGCTTTTGATCGCGGGCAGCCTCAATCGTGGCGTCGTTCGTCTGCTGTGGCGGAGCCGCGGGCAGGATCTGAGGCGTTTTGACAGAAGCGGCCGCCTCTGCCTGCCTGGCCATCATCATCATTTGCACCTTGAACTGCTTGGCCGACTGCTCACGGGCAAGCTGTTGCTCTTTGATCGCCGCCCCGTTGTCGCCGCCCTTATGCAATCGGGTCAGCCTGCCGCGACAGTCCACAAGCCCGGACTCGAAGTAAGGCCCGCCGAAGTCGAGATTGGAATCGCTCTGCATCGACAGTGTAAAGCGAACCACTCCGCTCGAATGCAAGCCATTTCTTCCGGCTGGGTAGCTTGGCGATGCCCTCCGCTGCATCCCCGGCCAGCATCCAGACGAGCCAGCAATCGCCGTCTGGAGCGGTCAGCCATGGCGACAACAGGGCGGCCCGGTCCCAGGTTGAGCACACAGGCCGGATCATGGCAAAGCACGCGGGAGAGGCCCACACAAAGCCGTGCTGCAGGTGATACCACAGGTCCTCGTGGAACGTGCGGGCACACGGCTCGCGCTCGTAGACGGCCTGAGCTTGTTCGTAGGGTGTCATCCTCGCATTCCCATCATGGCGCGTGGGGGTGCCTTGGTGGCAGACTGAAAGCCGCCTGTCTTGTCGATTAGGCCAAGCTTCTCGGCTTCCGCCATCGTGCGCACGCCATCCGCCACGTGTGAGGCCCAGGTGTGCAGCGGGGTAATGCGGGTGACTCCGTTGGCTGTATCGGGGGCGGACTCGTACGCCTTCAGTCCTTTGACACCCAACTCGCAGGCGGGCAGCCTGAACTCGAACGTCGGGAACAGCTCAGAGACGTAGTTGATACCCTGCCACACGTCGGGGATCGGAGGGACAACAACGATATTTTGCAGGCCCGCCGCTATGGCGTCAGTCTCAAACGTTGAACCCGTTCGGCTTTTCTGCCTGGCGTCGTGGGGTAGGTAGTGTTTGCCGAACGTGTAGCCCTTGCCTCGCATGTGGGCAACGCGCTCCGTCAAGGTGAGGTTCAGCCCGTAATCGCAGTCTACAAACCGGGTGACACCGTACGGCAGGCGCTGCCAGTACCACACGACGGTATTCAAAGGCCCGCCCAGGTCCCATGACGTGTTTACCGGCGCACGGCCATCGATCGGGAACGGGCCGAGACGCTGTTCGGCCAGTGCCGTGCTCAGGAACCGGCCCCAGATAGCCCGCTCATTGGCGACGGAGAAGTCACAGTGAAACTCCTGGCGAATCATGGCCTCAGACATCCCTGAGCGGCGCTCTGCCTGGATGTCTTCAGGGCTGATCGCCTGGGTGTCATCCACGCTCAACACCTGGGTGAACCATGCCGAGTTGCCGCTGTTGACCTTGAGTAGGTCGTACAGGTGGTTCTCACTGCGAGGCGTGCCATTGAACCACGCAAAGCCGCCATTCTCCGCCAAGATTGGCCGGGTGTAGTCCCAGGCGAGCGGGTTTTGATTCTGGTACTCAGAGAAGACCACGCCGTAGAAGTTGCCGCCTACAACGTCAAGATTGTCGGTGCCGAGGATCTGGATGGTTGAGCCGTTCACCAGCTCGATCATCATGTTGGTTTCGTTCGGTGCCTTCTTCAGCAGCTCAGGCGGGATGTGATCGATCACGCGCATGCCGTTGGAGACGTCTACATTCTTCCACAGCGCCTTTCTCCCGAGTGTGGCCGTGGGGAAATAGTAGGCGTAGTTGGCCATCTTCTCCATGGCCTTGATGATCAGCTTGTTGAAGCAGAGCTTGTCCTTCCCGCAGCGCCGGTGCCAGACCAGCAGCACGCGCTTGAGCTCATCCATGGCGTTCCAGGCCGTGACCTGGTACGGACGGGCGCTGTAGCGGTGTGGGAGTTCCAGCGTCATCCCTGGCGCTTGATCAGGATTTCCAGAACCCCGCTATGCTCTTGCTTGTCCGGCTCGTTCCATCCGCACATTTTGGCCGCCTGGGTGATGGCCGACACGCGAGCGCTCCCGAGTTGCCCGCCATCCTCCGCGATCTGTTTGAGCAGCTCCATTGCCCTTTCCCGAGTGAATCCCGACTTTTCCGCTATTTTCCCCCTCATATCGGCAAGAAATCGGGAAACGTCGGGAGTAAGCACCAGTTTTGATGCCTCCTTCTCGGGATTCTTGGATTTGTAGCCTGCTTTGCGGTACGCCTCAGCTTGTGAGCAGCCGGAAAGCAGATGGTCGCAGAAGGCGCGCTGTCTGTCGTTCAGTTCCACGTGGAACAACGCAGACCGACGAAAGCAAAGTCAAGGGCGGGTTTCAGGGCTGGCGGTGGAGTTCGGTTGAACCGCTGTTAACCTCTTGCGTTGCCCACACTGCCACAATGATTTCCGCACTCATGATTCTTTGGTCCCTTCAAATGCTGGCGAGAACTCCTTCAACCTGCGGCAGATGGCCTTGGCGTGCTCGCTGACACTGTCAAAGCCGCTGGAGAGCTTGGAAAGCAGCTCGCGGCCCGTGAACTGTGTCGAGTAGAGAACCGCCTTGCCTGCCTTGTTGCGTGACTCCAGAAGGTCTTTCAGCCCCTCGGCCTCCGCTTCGGACGCCCGGCCCATGTCGTCAATCAGCAGAACGCCGCAGATCCGCAGATAGTACAGGGTTTGAGCTGCCTCGCCCTGCGCGTCTCCCCGGCCATGGCTGGCAGCGTGAAACAGCTCGTTCAGCCGTTCGTGTGTGATGTAGCCACATGACCGGCCATGCATGAAGGCGTGGCGCAGCGCACGGAACATGACCGTCGTCTTGCCTGAGCCGGAGGGACCCGACAGGACAAAACCAAGTCTCATTTCGCCGGCTGTCCATGCTCTCAGTGCCTTGAGGTAATCAGGCTGGACCGGAAAGGCGTCCATCGACTGCATGGAATCC